AAGCTCAACGGAACGTGGTCCAGCGCCGACGTGTCGAACAACTACTATGTCGCGTACTGGGTGGTGGCGACGAACGAGCAGACCGAACCTGTCGCTCTGATTATGGGCCAGCGGGAAGACCAGAAACTTCGTGACGCGAAGGACAATAATCTCTTCGGCGGCCTCTCACTGACCGGACTTCCGTTCGAGGAGATGGTCGTCCTCGCCAGGCTGATCCTGAAGCAGTCCGGCGCCGGAGTTTTCTACACCCTAGAAGACGTGCAGGACCTCCGGGCCTTCAACGCAGAAGGCTCGGTGACCTCCCCGCTCATCACTGACCACGGTGGGCTTGGCGGACTTGCCGACGACGACCACGAGCAGTACCTCCTCGCCGATGGCACGCGAGCGATAACCGACCTGACTCTGCTCGAACGGTCAAGCGACCCAACGGAGCCTGCAGAAGGGAAGGCCGTCATTTGGATGAGCGACGGCACTGGCAAGGGGGACGACGGCGACGTGCTGATTGCTTCCAAGGCTGGTGGTACGACGAACTATGGGACTCTGTTCGACCACAGCGGGGGTGCTGCATGGTAGACATTCGGAAAGCCAACTCGTTTAACTTTGACAAGGACGACGACTAATGGCACGCACGCTCACAGGCGACGCGACGACCGAGAAGAACAAGACCGACGACGTGTTCCCGTACACACTCATCAAGATCGAGTGGGGCGGAAGCGTCGGTACGAAGTGGTACGCCGACTATGACCTCGGCAACGCCGACGCTTCTTCATGGGACAACGCGGACGGCCGCGTGGACTCTTGGGGCAGCATCCTTGCGCAGACATCCCTGAACCCGAAGCCTGCCGTCGGCGACGTGTCCATCAGGCTCCGAGACGAAGACCTCGTGCTCCACGGATACTTGGGCGACGTGGACATCGAGAACAAGATCATCACGGTCTACCAGCAGTTCGTAGGCAATGCCGAGAGCGATCTGATCACACTCTTCAAGGGCACTGCTGTCGGGCCTGTGATGTTCATCGAGAACGGTCGGGTGCTCACGTTCACGGTTCTGGATATGGGTTCGCACTACGACCGTGAGTTTGCCAACTACGTCAACAAGGACGACTTCCCCAAGGTGCTGGACGACGACGAGGGCAAGATGGTCCCGATCGTCTACGGTCGCGTCAAGAAGGCCCCGTCCGTCTTCGCCGTCGCTGGGGGACGTGGCAGGCTCCTCAACCTGATACGTGGAACGGATACGTCTGAACCGTTCTACGTCGAAGGCGGCGAGGACTTCACCCAAAGTGACCCCATCACAATCCGTGTCGGGCAGGAGCACATCGAAGGCTCCTTCGACGGCGCAGAGTTCACACCGACGGCGCGTGGTGCAGTCATCGCGAACGGAACGATCCTTGGTACGGGTGACAACGCGCGGATACTTTGGACGAACCTCACAGGCCAGGACGGCCAGTACGTTGGGTACTTCTTGAAGGTGCTCGTACATCAGCATGGCGGTGGCGACGGTTTCCAGAACCGGCGCATTATCCGCTCGACCGCAGGCGGGGTCATCGAGATCATCCTCCCACTCTACTACACTGGACATGTTGATAGCTACGACGCTGTAGCCGTGGACATGTTCTTCGGGGTCGGCCAGGAGTACCGTCCGCCTGCCCAGACGCCTTGTTGGATCATCACACAGGCACGTCCGCATAACGAAGGCGAGCTGGTGGTGGAAGTGCTCCCGGAGTACGTCTACATCGCCAACGACTACCCGTCCACGCGAGTCGACGGCGTGTTCGGGTGGGGAAGGAAGAAGGCCAGGACGCTGGACGTGGACGACATCGACGGGCTCTCCGCAGGCGGTGGCTTCATGAACTTCGGGACTGCTACACGGTTCAACATCCCAGAGCTGACTGATGATACTGGTCTTACCCCACCAGCAGGCTTCGAAGGCCCCGTGGAAACCGATCGCGACTCCTGGGTCGCCATCGAGCCCAGCATGTACACCGTCAACCGAAACGATAGCCAGTTCTCGGCAGAGCTAGGGCACAACTGTACGACGATCACCTTCCATGGGCTGCCCCCAGCACTGATGGGTATTTACGACTTCAGCCGGGAAGATCTGCACGTCGACATCCAGGGCATCGACACCAACGGCAACGGGACCGGAACACTCGAAGAGAACCCCGCACGGCTTATCGAGGACTTTCTCGAGACGATAGGCGGGATGCCCGCCAATCTGACCGACGACGCAAGCATCACCGACGCCGCTGGGCGCATGGCAGGGCTGACGTTCGGGTTCTCTCTCACCAATCCGCAGACGCTCATGCAGGTCGTGCAGGACTTGGCATTCCAGTGTCGATGCTCGTTGAACTGGGACGACGGTGTGGCGTTCCTCCGGTGGCTCGTGAACGGGCCAGGTACCAGCGTCGCCACGATCACGGACAACAAGCGCCTTCTGGACTCCATCGTCAAGAGCCGGCTCGACTTCGAGTCCGAAATCAAGTCCGCAGTCAGGGCAGCCTGGAAGGACGAGGACACAGAGCGGGAGGTCGTCGTGTCCGACGCAACGGCGCAAGCAGCATTCGGCCGCAAGGAGCTCCAGATAAACTGCTGGGCGTTGCGCAAGAAAGACGACGTGAAGGCCATCGCCAATTTCTGGCTGAGGCGGCTGAAGGAAGTATGGCCGATCTACAGGTGGAAGGACTACCTAGATACCATCGAGCTCCAGCGGAACGACACGGTCAAGCTCGACGTCTCTTCCTACGCAGCATCGGAGTCCGAGCTGACCCTCACCAAGGTTACTCACAAGCCTGGCCGAGGCGTCGACAGCTCGATGGACGAGATAGAGTTCGAAGCCATCGGCTGGTGGGGGTGGAACGAGACGATCTGTCAAGCGTACTGCGAGACTGGCGGATGCGAGACGGCGATGGAGATCGCTGAGTGCACTGGAGCATGCGAGACCTCCTGCCAGGGTCGGTGCCAGCTCGGCGGGTGTGAAGTCGGCGGTGACATTGTCTGCACGACTTCGCTGGCAGCAGCTCCGTGTGAGTTCGCCGAAGTAGCCGACCTCTTCGAGTGTGAATCGACTGGTGATGAGACAGGGCTATTCACGGAATGTACTTACGCCTGCATGACCTGCGGCTGCCAATCGTGTGGGTGTCAGACGCACGGCTGCGAGACCAGCTGCCAGTCCGCAGGCTGCGAGACGGTCGGATGCGAGACGTGCGGCTGCCAGACGTGCGGATGCGAGACCGACTGCCAAACCGGCTGTGAGGTTTCATGTGAGACCGGATGCGAGACTTCATGTGAGACGGAGTGCCAGCTGGCAGGCTGCGAGACAACCTGTGAGTCCGGTTGTGAGACACATGGCTGCGAAACGGATTGCCAGACTGGAGGCTGTGAGACCGAAGGATGCCAACTGGACACTCAGTGATAACATGCGAGAGCGAGGAGAGATCAATGAGAATCCTGAACGGGAAGGAACCTAAGCGACTCAAGCTCAAGAAAGTCGCGGTCGAACCAGAGCAGTGGGAAGTACGGGTGCGGGGAAAGCGTCTGGTGGTCGACGCTCACTCTCTCCTCGCGGCGGAGATCACTGGGGACAGCTACCCCGCACCTGCAGATTCGGCGTACTCGTTCGAGCCGAGCGGGAACGCGCAGACACGGTCACTCGTATTCAACCTGACCCACGATTGCAATCTTCGTTGCACCTACTGCTTCGTGCGGAACTACAATCCAGATCACGAATTCCCGACCTTGCGTATGGAGACAATCAAGCAAGCCATCAAGCTCATCCCCTACAATCCCCACGCGCGGTTCAACCCGCAATTCACCATCAATTTCTTCGGCGGTGAGCCACTGCTCGCTTGGGACCGGCTAAAGAGTGCCGTCGCACACGCAGAGATGGTCGCGGCGCAGCATGGAGTCAAAGCGCTCTTCCACGTCACAACCAACGGTACGCTACTCACGCAGGAGATCGTTGACTTCCTCGACGAGCATTGCTTCAGCCTGATCGTCTCACTCGACGGCCCAGCTAAGGTCCATGACAAGTACCGGCCATTGCCTGAAGGCAGCTCACACGCAGCGACGATGGCTGGGTTGGAGCTGCTCAAGGGCAAGAAGAACATCCGGGGCATCACGCTCCGGTCCACGTTCACCGGAGAGGGCGTTGACCTCGTCGGGCGCTTGGAGTACCTGAACGACCTGTGCGACAAAGGCTACGCCAACAGTGTGTCGGTCGAGCCTGCAAG